CTCGGCCGTATTTAGCGTAGTCAAAATACCCGCGCAAGCTCTCCGGCATGTCATTAAGTAGCCCGCACTCATCTACCATATATTCACCTAGCTCCTCATCATTAGAGAATTCCCCTATGTAGCACTCTCTCATCGTATCAATATCCGCCGGCATGCCATTAGATAGCCAAGCCTCCCATTGCTCGCGCTCGTAATCTTCTACACTTTCAAGCAATATCGCCGCGTCATAGGCCTCCATGGGTGAACACTCGCCAGAGAGTACGCTGCCAAAATTTTCGTGATCCATGACCCAAAATTCATCAGCCCCGCACTTTATACAAGCGCCGGCGCTATTAGTTAAGCCGGCGGCCTCTAAGTCATTACACTCACTACCTGGTATCCACTTACCTACAAGCGCCCCGGAGTTATAGCACCCTAAGCACCCAACCCACGCGCTAGGCGTATCGGTATCTTTATCGCTACCGATTGCAATTATCGCGCCAGAGAGTAGCTCGCTCATCATGCGCCTACCTTAGCTCCGGCATACTTAACGGCCATGCACTCCGCATAAGTACCGGTGAATATAATCTCGTAAGTCTTACGCGCTAGTTGATCTCCGCACACAATTAAATTCCCGAATTTATTACGCTGCAATGAATAAACCTTCATGATATTCCACCCTTATCTATTAGTGGCGGCGGCCCCTAATGGTCTCGCCTACTAGAACACACTGTAGCCCTATAGGTTATGAAATAGCAATATATCCGGGCCACTAATTCCCACCGTGTCGCCCCTAATCGCCGGGCGTAGCTGACTTAACTAATTGTAAAGAGTGTAGAGAGAGTGAGAGATAACTCCCCCGATACCATCGCCAACCCTATGAGAGAGGGTGCTAGGTAGCTGGTGCTTATTCCCCGCTTAATGCGTAACTATGGAGGAGGAGAGAGGAGAGGGAGAGTGATTACCCTAATTCCCCTCTCTGATATATCACCACTTCCCTCCCTAAACTCTGCAAGAGTTGCAGATAATTGCAGAATAGTTGCATAGACTTGCAGTCTAATTTACATGAGTGTTACATGAACCTAAGTGCTAGGGATATCACCAGCCTAGACATTCATGTACCTATTGTCTAACCCTCTACTACTCATGCAGACTTGACGGGTAGTGTGCCGAGGGTAGGGCTACGGTGAGTGGTACATATCTCCCCATGATATTTGTGTAAATGTGTAGATAGTTGGTGGGTTTTACAAGCGCATAAATAAGGGGATAATCTAATGTCCTAAAACCACGCATCTATCTATAGCGTTGTTGCTTTCCATGAAAGATTGAGATGCTTGTCTGGGATATTTATTTACCCCTCGGGGTATGAGCGTTTTATATGCTAGTAAGGGTGGGTGATGTGTTGTTAGGCTCTACGAAATAACAACCCCTCTACTAGCTCGCCGTTAGATAGATATACATATCTGGTGGACAAACCTTCTCACTAAATCTTTATGAGAAGTATGGATGAAAGATTCTTGAGAAATTGATAGACAGAACTCACCAGGCTCTAACCCTGACGAATCGGCTACTAACCGACCTAGATACTTGTTCAGTAGGTGTATCTAAAACCTTTAGTACAATGAAGCGATACTAGCACATGATCTACTACATGATGCACATTGAAGTGGTAAGGTTACTAAATGGGATTTAAGATTGATGACGATAAGTTTCGTGCCTATGCTAAAGCAATCAGCAAAGGTCACTCGCAAAAGACCTCTGCCGGTATAGCGGGAATTTCTTACTCGACCATTATGAAGCAACAAGTTGTTCCTACCTCCCGTCTTAATAAAATCTTAGGTGAGGCGGGGTTTGCCAATGCGGGAGTCTTTAATCCTGAGAAGGCAAAGGGAGATGCACAACGGGCGCTGGAGGACTTTGGATACTTTCGCCAAAGGTACTTTGCTCGCTCTACCTCTCCATGGGCTGAGGAAGCCGCCTACAAAATCCTAGAGTTGGCTAACTCCCCCCAGAAAGAATATGTTGTAGTGAACTGCCCCCCAGGAGTGGGCAAGTCCACTTTCTTCACCCATGACCTTCCCGTATGGCTTGCTGTAAGAGATCGCTCCCGCCGTACCATGATTGGTTCGCGCACTGCTAGACAGGCAACCCAATACACGGGTCGTATCCGCAGATCCTTTGAGAGAGTAACCCCCGTCAAGGCTGACTCTATTTTGCTAGAGCGTGGCTTAGCTGTAGATGCACAATCCACCTTGATTGCTGACTTTGGGCGCTTCAAGCCTGCTAATTCCGACTTGTGGCGTTTGGAAGAATTTATCCTTGCCCAAGAAGGCACAGGCGCTATCGAGGATAAAGAGCCGAACTTTGTTGCCTATGGCATGGACTCTGGTTTTCTTGGTGGGCGCTTTGATACTGTTATCTGGGATGACCTTGTAGATAAGACCAACATTCGCTCTACTGATGCTCGTGAGACTTTGATTAACTGGTGGGAAACCGAGGCTGAGACTCGCCTTGACCCAGGGGGGCTTCTCATCCTTCAAGGACAGAGGATGGCCCCCGATGACCTTTATCGCTATGCGCTCAACCTCGCTGACTGGTCGGAGGAATTTGAGGATAAGCCAGAGGCTGCCCCGAAGAAATATCACCACATCGTCTATAAAGCGCACTATGACGATGCGTGCAAAGAAGCAGTGACCGGCAAGCATGATGGCCCCTATCCCCAAGGATGCCTCCTAGACCCTTATCGCCTACCGTGGGTTGAGTTGATGCGCGTGAAAAAAAATCGGTTAGAGCGTTTCCAAACGCTCTACCAACAAGAGGATATTGATAAAGCCTCCAGCCTCATTGACCCTGCATGGATTGATGGTGGTACTGGCTCTGATGGAATTGCCTATCAAGGGTGCTGGGATACTAACCGTGGTATTGGCGCATTTCCTAAAGGTATTACTGCTTATTCGATTGTTACTGCTGACCCCTCTCCTACAAAGTATTGGGCGGTTCAATGGTGGGCTTATGATGCCGATACCCAAGTGCAACATCTGGTGGACTTGCAACGCTCACCTATGGAAGCCCCTGACTTCCTTGACTGGAACAATGACACGCGCCAATTCACAGGGTTACTGGAGGAATGGTGGCAACGCTCGCATGACCAGGGGCATCCCTTTACCCACCTCATTGTGGAGGCTAACGCGGCTCAACGCTTCATGTTGCAGTATGACCACTTCAAGCGATGGTCTGCTATCCGAAATGTAAACCTGATCCCCCACCAAACCAACCGCAATAAGTCCGATGAAGGCTATGGAGTTCAGACTCTTGCCCCGCACTATCGGGCAGGTCGTGTGCGCTTTCCTGGTTCTGATTATCTTGGTTCTAAAACTGTTATCAAACCAATGATTAAAGAGTTAATCCAATGGCCCGAAGGTTCCACCGATGACTGCGTTATGGCGCATTGGTTTCTTATCTGGAACGCACCTAATCTCTTTCATGGCGGTTCAGATAAGCCAGCTACTTTCTCTCGTCCATCATGGATGGCAGGTCGCGGTTCGCGTTGGGGCGCAAGATAAGCGTATGAGTGGTATATTGTACGGAGCGTTCTCGTAACGCATACCCTTAGATATGATTGGGAGAACCACATGGCAGCAAAGAAGAAAGCCAAAGTAGAAGTTTACCAAACCGCAGCAGCCCTTAAAAAACATGAGAACTCCGAAGGCAAGAAGATTGTTGCTATGGAGAAAAAGATGGGCGAGAAGGATTCTGTCAAATCCAAGAAGGCAACGAAAAAAATCGTTAAGAGCGTTTAATGCTTGGGCCTTCACTAGAGACAATCGCGGCGATACTTGCTGAACGGCAAGCAAAACAAGGGCCTATCATTGAAAGTATGCGCCAACTGCGCGATGCTTACAATGGTGATCTTGTTATTCCGCTACCTGAATTGGATAGAAAAGAAAAGTCTGCTGTAGCAAACCTTATTACTACAGGACTTGACCAAACCGCTATGCGTATCGCTTCAACGATGCCTAGTGTGTACTATCCTGCTCTCGAAGAAGGCAACAACGCATCAGAAAAACGCGCTCGCACTCGTAAGAGGGCAACAATGGCGTGGTGGGAAGCAAATAAGATGCCATTGAAAATGCGCCGTAGAGCGCGTTGGCTTATTGGCTATGCTTCCTCCCCTGTTATTATCCGTCCTGATACAAAGTGGGGCGCAGCGCGATGGGATATTCGTGACCCGCTTAATACATTCCCATCTGTAGGCGAAGATCCAGACCAGATTACTCCGAGCGATTGTATTTTCACTTACTCTCGCTCTCGTGCATGGCTCCAAGAGCGTTATCCGGATGCTCTTGCTAATCTCAAATCCGTCAATCCAAAGCCAACTGACATTATTGGCATTGTTGAATATACGGATGCAGAAGTTACTGTTCTCATGGCTACTTCTAGTGCTAAACAAAATCCGTGGGAGAGTATGGTTCGTGGCGCACCTCATGTTGAGTTAGAGCGCGTACAAAACCGCACAGGTCTTTGTCTTGCAGTTGTTCCAGGTCGCATTACCCTTGACCGCCCAATGGGTCAGTTTGATTCTTTGGTCGGAATGTATAACTTGCAGTCGAAGTTGATGGCTTTGGAAGTTATTGCTGTTGAGCGCGGTATCTTTCCTGATACCTACCTCGTATCTCGCCCAGGTGAGACTGCTCGCTTTGTTGCTGGCCCCTTTGATGGTCGTACAGGTCAAGTGAATGTGGTTTCTGGTGGAGATATTCGAGAGATGGCAGCTAACCCAGGCTTTGCCACCAATGGAATGATGGATAGAATCGAGCGAGCGCAACGCATTGGCTCTGGTACTCCTGCTGAGTTTGGTGGAGAATCCACTTC